ACTGGATCCTGTATACCTAAAATTTGTGTTCGCACAGGACCATCGGCAGGTAATAATTCTTTGTACGCCAAAGCCTGAAACTGGGTCACGGCTTCTGCTAAGACAGGGTGGGTTGCACCTGACGCACCTCTAAAAGGTTCGCTTCTCGAGTCGTATTTAAATCCTAATAAATCGAGTCCGTTAGTGTAAGACTTCTCCCACTCTTTTCTCGACATTTTATAATCACGATAATTACTCATCAACTCTGATGATAATCTTCCTAACACATCATCGGGTAAAAGTTCTGCAAGGTTTGCGAAATGTCCCGAGTCTTGTCCGGGGTTCATGGCACTTGGTTCAAAGTTAATGTCTACACTGCCATCTTCATTCTGTTGAACATCAACGGGCGGTGGACCTTCGAGCTCGGCTTGTTGTTGCTCGGTTGCCTCAACAATCTCTTGTTCAGGATCAAGATTTATTTCTTGTCTTACGTTTGGTAATGCTTTGTCTATTTCTGCCATATAGTTTCCCTAATCTTTTCGTTGTATTCTTTTTTTTGATAATATTCAAGCCTTGTGGATTAGGCCCTCGTAGAGGCGGCGGTCCTGACTTCTTACCTATCATCAGTAATATGTTCTCCTTTGTTGAGGTAAGGGTTCATCCAAATAGTCCTCAGGGTGATTAATAAATCCTCCTTGTCTAAACCTCATGACCGCTTGCGTTGTGGAGTCGACTAAATCGTCGTGATCTCCATACGGAAACGCTGCACATTCCTCAATTACCTCTTGTGCAAACTCTTTGTGAGTGGGCGCCCATATGCATCCACTTTCAAATAGAGGTGCAACTGAGTTAACTCTTGTATGCTTATCATTCCCTTTACTCGGTGTAAAGTTTAAAACAGGGATACCCATCTTACGTAATTCGTAAGTGAGCGGGAGCCCTGATGCTTTGGCCTCGACCAAAACTGTTTCAGGTTGCCAGTAATCGTATTGTTCTTTAGCCACGCGCCGTAGTTCAGGGAACTCGAAACGATCTTTGACTGCATCAACCAGCAAGAGCTGTGGACCACTGTCTTCATTTTCTTGGAACACGCCCCACGTGGTAATCGCAGAATAGTCGGCTGTTTCTTTTTTCATAAACGCGGTGTCGTAACTTTGTATGACATGTTGCAAAGGTGGAAGTTCTTCTTGATCCCAATCACTCCACCACTCTCGTTTAAGAATTGCACCTTCTTCGGAAGTTGGGTTTTGCATCCACTGTGCATTCCATTTTGATAAAGGTAACGATGCTTTTTGTTTTTCTAATTCATCAATTTGCCAATACTCTGGCCAACAAGGTTCTCCTGATGGCATGATGGCAGGAAACTCAACCACTTCCCATTGATCCGCTTTCACTTCTCCTTGAGCCCTGATGAGTGCTCCAGTTAAATCTTTTGTATTCCACCTCGTCATTACAACCACGATCGATCCACCGGGTTGCAAACGTTGACGTGGACCTGAGGTGTACCATTCATACGCTCGCTCTAACGCGCCCATGTTCATCGCATCTTGTTCCGAGTGTGGGTCATCAATAATCAAGAGATCCGCACCACGGCCTGTAATCGCACCGCCAACACCCGCTGCAAAGTATTCACCGCCTTGTGCCGTTTCCCAACGTCCTGCTGCTTGTGAATCTTCACGCAGTCTCGTGGTAAAAATTTGTTGATACTCGGCAGAATCTAAAAGTGATTTTGCTTTACGACCAAACCTAACGGCAAGTTCTGCAGTGTGTGTTGTTTGAATAATCTTGAGTTTTGGATTACGGCCCACCATCCACGCTGGAAGAATGTAAGATGCAAACTCAGACTTTGTGTGTCGTGGTGGCATGTTTACGATTAAGCGTTTAATTTTTCCTGAAGCGAGGTCATTGAATTTTTGTGCAATAATTTTATGATGACGGCCCTCGACAAAATCAGGCCAGATATGTTTGACAAAGGACAAGAAATCACTGCGCATTTTACTTTCTTTTTTCTTCTTCTCGTTCAATAAATATATTTTATAGAACTTATCTCTAATGTCCGGTGGTAATTTTTTTATTTTATTTAAGTCTACTTTCATTTGAAAAAAAATTTTGTAAAATTTTTAGCCGAATATTTTTAAAACTTCAAAATGTTTTTAGCACCATTAACCATACAAATCCAACATTATATACATACATTAGGATCCCTTTCTAGATTTAGGGGTATTGATAAAAGAAAAACCTTCGGTTTTGCTTTGGTAATGGTACCACTATCGTGGTGCTTGATACGCGCGAAAAAAAACGCGCCCCACGGATAGCAGGGCGCGTCAGGTTTTTTTATTTAGAGTATTTTGCGACAGCTTTGGCAAACGTAATACTGTCAAATCTAGAATTGTTTTTTGTGTAGAAATTTCTAAGACCACCGTCAAAAATTCTGAAGGCAGTTTCCAAATGACCTTGTGACATCATTCGGTAGGCGTTGCCGTGAATTTTTGCCAGTTCTTCAAAATGTTTTTTAGTTAGCATTTTTTAATTACCCCCTTCAATATTTTGATTTGAGTATCATTAGCTAGGCGGTCAACGGTTCTTGAAACATCAACCCCCGTCTTATCTTGATAGTCCAATAAAATAGTTTTAATATAACTACACTCTTTTATTATTTGTTTTACTTTCATTTTTTCACTTTCTTTTTTAATGTGTTAACCGCTTTTTTATATTCTTTTTGCGGTTCATTAACTCCGAACATCTCACTTAATTTTTTGAGAGTTTCGGGGTCGTCCAGTTTTTCAAAATTAATCGCTTTTTGAAAACCAAACGGGTCTGTTATTTTTACTTTCATTTTATTTACTTTCTGTTATTTGTTTAAACTTGATTTATAAGAATTTATAGGATAGTACAACTCAATAAATGTTTCAAAATATTTCAGGGTTCAGGGTTCATGGTTCAGGGCCAATAATACAAGATACACTTTTAAAAAAAGTATCAGGTATCAAATCACAAGCTACAAGCGATCAAGATACAAGCTAATATTATTAAAGTCACAAGCTAACGGCTTAGGTGCAACGGTGCAAGATACAAGCGACAATATTTGGCTTCCTTCATAAAGTTTAACGCTCCACGGCTCGTGGGTCTCGGCTAAGATAAAAGAGTTTTTTGGGTGTCTAATATGGAATGATTTTTGATGAGGGGAAAATTTAAAATAGCGTTTAATAACTTTCAATTCAACAGTAAAAAAAGTATTGTTTTTATTATACCCTAGTAAGTCGGGAGTGCCAAAAGAGGCGGAGTTTTCAATTCTAGTCCAAATAATATTAGGGGTTTTTTCTTTGAATTTACGCCATAATTTAGTCTCATTTCTTGCCATAAGTACAGCGTACACTTACGGCAAGAATAAGGCAAGATTACCTTAACGGATTGGCGTTAAAAAACTTGTCGTTGTCTTTTTTTAAACTCTTTACAAATTCAGTTAAAGAGTATTGTTGTTGCTCTTTAAAGTCAGGCCTACTTATATATTCACGATCAACAATATTAAAATTTTGATCTATCCAATAAACCCCATTGTCGTAATTATCACAATCAAGATTTTTAAGTAGGTCAACACCTAAACTTAGAGTACCGCCTAGCCCGTTTGCTATAATTTGAGTTAATCTTGCAACGCCATAAGAACCAGATCTCAAACCATAGTCCTTAGCCGTTTGTAAAAAGCCCTCAACACTATCTCGGCCACCGTTCCAATGCAAATAAATGCCAACGGAATTTTTATCTTTTTTGCCCTCGTCATTGACAAAAGCAAGTACTGCTCTATTCCCCATTTTTAACCCCCTTTAAATTAGAACTATCTAATGTGAACATGGTAATACCATCTTCAAGTTTTTCTTTTTTAAAGTACTCTTTAACTTCATCTTGTTTTTTTGTTGGCAATAAGTCAAAACCACCAAAAAAATAAGAACCTACAGGGTCTTTTAATGCCTGTTTTCTAATTTTATTTTGATGATATTTGCCAATATTTTTAACTGTCATTTTATATCCTTTCATTAATTATTATTAATTATACTATTGACAAATATTGTCAATAGGATTATATAGGATTGTGACTGGAAATTAAAGAGTACTGCTCTCTTGTATTAATACTATCTCGGGAAACAGTATTATGTAAAACAATTAACAGGAAATTATTTACCAGTGACTATATATAATCATTAATTGTGATTATATCCTTTAGTGGCGAGTGGATACTATGGGACGTTAATTCGGACATTAAGACCCATTCGCCACGTTTGTTTAGACAAACACGGTACACAAAAAGGGGTATGTGTTTAAATTTTACCCGCAAGCTACTAATGGGAGATTGCAACCCAAAATGTGCTAAATGCCTAATAAACAAGCCGTGTTGACAAGCGACAAGCTATAGGATAATATAAGAAAGCGATAAGCGACAAATGAAATTATATAAATCAAAAAAGTTATTAAACATAGATAATAACGCAAAAACAATTAAAGGCCAAAAATATAAATATATGACAGCAATTTTATATT